TTCTTTTTCAGCTTCTCTTCTAGCTTTTAATCCTGCTAATTCTTTAGGTCCTACATGGTCAAACTTAATCATCTCCGCAACTACTTCTTCTGAATCATCATCTCCATTAATCATAGGAGCTATATATTTTTTGAACTCTGCAATCCCCAAATTAAACACCCAACTAATACAAGCGTCAAACTGATTTTGGGTAAGAGGCACAACAAGACACATATTAAGTCCTCGTTCAAACCTAGCAATGTCCTCAATAAGTAAAGCATTTATTTCTTCTTCTGTGAAATCTCTATTAATGTTTGCAGGAAGCGATTTCCCATCCCCGATAAGATGACCATAACCAATAGTCCAAAGACCGCCAGCGTCACGATAAGGACTACGACGGCAACCTTCAAAGCGTTTAATAAGATTAACAGCATTTTCACTTGCTTTCATTAGGTTCTGTATCCTTTTTCATCATAACTGCCGCACCATGAGCACCAGCAATTACTCCAATAGACTGAGCGAAATCTTTAATATTAAACATATTACCAATATAAGCGTCATATAAAGCTCCCGCAATCACAACAAGTGTTGTAACAAGCCAAGACCATCTAGCAATATCATGTGTTTCATTATCTTTTCCAGTCACTAAATGTTTTAAATTTGGTATCATTTTATTTTACTTTGTTCTTTGATCCAGTTTTCTAAGTCTATTAATTGTTGTGAAACTTCATGATATGTAGTGTAATTATCTACAATAGTCTGTTCAGCTTTATCTAATGGTGCTTTATCGGGCAACGTATTTAACTTAGGAGGTAATAACATTAATTCCCCTGGAGGTGTAGGGAAATCAGTCCTTAGCTGCGTCGTTGTGCAACCTGATAAAAGACTCAGGAAGCTCACAATTAGCATTATCTTTATTATTAATTTGACTTTTAAGGGCTTCATTTTTAGCTCTAATTGTTTTAATTTGTTTATCATACGTTACTTTAATCTTAGATGTAGCTACATTTTGAGCTACTTTAATTTTATCTATTGCATGTTTATATTCAACTAATACATCTTGTCTACCTTTAATATAAGCACCATACGCAAATATAACTAATGCTAAACATTTAAGTATAAATCTAGGTCCTTCAGCGGTTGTACTAAAAAACCCAACTACACATTCAAATATAAATAATGCAATTCCTATAGCCATAACCAACAAAGGTAACCATGTTGGTAAAATACTTAATAGCCAGTTAAAACTAAACAATCCCAATGAAATAACTCCTATTAGGATTCAGGCAGCTGGCGGTGTTGATGCTGATTGATCTACCTTAACAACTGCTTCTTCTTTTACTAATTCGTTATTAATTAAAACATCTAATGCATATACAACAGTATGAGCTTCATCAAGTAAAGCTTCTGACCATCTGATTAAAACTCTAAATACAAATAGTAATACTACAATCAAAAAGTCTTTAAGTTCATTAAGTTTTTGTTTCATATCTTTCTCCTATTTAAAAGTTTGTGTATAACATAAAGTCCAATTACTACTAATACAATCTTGAGCTGCTTTTAAAGTCATTTCATTTTTGCATACTCGTCGATGTAATTCATTCTCTAACTTATCTTTAATATGTGCATTATAAGGTGACCCACAATAGCTTTGTGGCCATAAGTTTTTAATATCGTTTGCACCACCCAACTCTAAGCTAATTAAGTGATCTATTTCATAACCTTCTTTACATACTGATCTATCATTGCCTGACATTTTATATGATGTAAATACTTGCTTTTTTAATGAGTCAGGTACATTACGCACCAATGAAGTGCTTGTTGTACAAAGTTCTCTGACGGATGCATCACGCATATAGCCGGGTGTAATTCTTGGATTGGGAATCTCTGCAGGTACGCCTGTGTGTAAGTGCATTAAACCTAAAAATAATATTGCAATTTGTTTTTTCATATTAGAATGTAATAGTTCCTGATGAGGTAAATTGATAAATTCTAGTTGTTGCTGTAGTAATAACTGTTGGGCTTCCTGTGGTTGTAGCTGCTTTATATGAAATTGGATATGCAATTACTACAACACCAGAACCACCAGCACCATTTGTATTGTAATTAGATCCAGCATATACGCCACCACCGCCACCGCCTGAACCTGTATTTGCATAAGCATTAGTAGCATTATTACCGCCACCATATTGATTATAAGTTCCAGTTCCACTAGCAGCAGAACCACCACCAGCTAAATAATATGTGCCACCTGAATTATATCCTACAGTTGAGCCTGTAATAGGGTTTGCAATACCAATGCCATAAGCACCACTGCTAGCTGCACCACCTGCACCACCACCTGCACCACCGTTACTTCCTGCATCTCCAGCAGAACCTGCATATCCTTGTCCTGAAGTACCTGACCCGCCTGAACCTCCCTGTGCTCCACCGCCACCGCCAGATCCACCATTACCACCATTTACAGTATTAGCTCCACCAGAACCACCGCCTATAGCAGTTAATGTAGTAAATCCAGAACCAGTAACAGTTGAGTTTTGACCATTAGTGCCTGATGCTGGACCATATCCACTAGCACCACCTTGACCAATAGTTACAGTATAAGTAATATTGGGTTTAAATAATTTAGATGTAGCAGTTAATACACCACCTGCACCGCCAGATGCACCAGCTTGTGATCCGTTTACCCAACCTGCAGCACCGCCACCACCAGCAATAACAAGATAGGTAATGGCAGGAATACCGCCATTAAACATACCGTATCCTCTAGCAGAAGCAATAGCTCTTCGTGATATTAAAGGCATTACTTATCCTTAAGCAAACTGTGATTGTGATGCTAATACTGTATAAGTAGCACTAGCTGTTTTAATAATTGTATATGTATAAATATCTACACTAGATGCATTACCTGATGTAGGTGCTGAACCACCTTGCCATTTTGGTGTAACAGATGTTCCATCAATAGTTACTGCATTATTGTAGTAAGGTGTAGAGCCATTGGTATTCATAAATGCCACTGTAATGGCTTGTCCTGTAGACATTGCAGTATTTAATGATGTACCACTTGATGCTCTAAAATTAATTGTAAAATTAGCTGCAGCAGAGCTTGTATAATAAAGTACTGATTGTGTTGTAACATCAAAGTTGATTGTTCCTGTTGCTGCTGTTGCGGATACAGTCACTAGCTCTGTAGCATTGGTAAATACGCCAGATAAATTACTTGATGTACCAGTAAATGTTGGTGTTCCTGTATAGTTTGGACTACCTGCAATAATGCCTGTAATAGTTCCACCAGTAATGTTAACATTATTAGCATTTTGTGATGACATAGTGCCTAATGAACCAGTTGCATTTGTTACTGCTGTAGCTACATAGGCTGTTGTAGCTAACTTAGTAGAATTATCTCCCGCTGTTTGAGTTGCTGTGGTAGCAGTAGAATTAATAGTTAAAGTATTAGATGAATTTGTACCTATCGTTCCGTTACCCGTAGCACTTAATGTTGTAAATGCACCTGTTGAAGGGGTTGTAGCACCAATTGTTGTACCGTTAATTGTACCGCCTGTAATAACTACTGCGTTTGCATTAAAGTTTGTAGCATAATAAAAATTAGTACCATCTGTATAAACCCAATATGATAGTCCATTAGGTATAGTTACTGTAGTACCAGAACCAGTAGTCATAATAATATTATAACCGCCTGAAGTATTGTTATTAATAATATATAGTTTTGAAACAGCTGGAGCCGTAATTGTACAGTTACCTGTAATAGTTCCTGTAAATATAATAGCTGCACTTCTTGCTTGGTCAAAAGCGCCATTTACAGTTGTTAAAGTATATGCAGTTAAACCTGCAACGGATATTGAATTTACACCCGCAATGGCTTCTTCAATAACAGTACCTAAATTGATGTTTGTAGTTGTACCCCAGGTACCAGATTGGTCACCTGTTGCCATAAGGTTAATACGTAAGCTGGTTGAATAGGTCGATGCCATAAAAAATCCTTAATCTAGTTATTTATATTGTATCATATTTAGGGTTGTAAATCATTGATAATTGTCCAGTTTGGGTTTTGTGAGTCGTTACCTTTTAAACCATAATTACTAAATACATCTTTTTTTAATGCGTCTGGCACGTTACGTACCAATGAGGTAGAGATCGTACAGAGATCTTTTAGTGTTACACTTCTTGTTTGGCCGGGTGTTATTTTTGGGTTGGGTAATTCAGCAGCAGGTACGCCATTAGATAGATGGAGTAATCCTAGTAATAGTAGACCTGCTTTTGTGGAATCAAACATTATTTACTCACTATTTGTTTATAGTTTCTACTGAATTATTGTCATCAATAACTGTGACGCTATATTGAGCAGATTTAATAATCTGATCTTTAGAGTCAACTTCTAGTATTTTCCAAATAAAATTAGCCATTGTTGTCTGCTGGTTCTGGCGTGTTGCCTTGTTCAATCCATGCTAAATATGCTTGGTAGTCTGTGTTAGCTGAATCAAATGGGATAAAAGCATTATCTTCTAATCT